GTCGCCAATAAAGCCAGCAGTTGAAGTCACTGGACCAGAAAATGTAGTCGATGCCATTTTAGTACCCTTTGCATAAGGATTTGCCTTGTAGTCTATGCAACGTCAGGAGGGCGGATACCTGTCTACAAAGCTAATATGATGCCCATTACGAAAACAATACAACACATTAAAACAAAAAGAAAGGGGCTACCGAAGCAGCCCCTCACAAAAACTATAGTTTATAGCTTATGCGCCTGGTGAACCAAACACACAACGTGGATCAGAGAATCCAAAGCTATAACGCTCACGAGCCTTAAAGCGCATGTTACCTGTGTCGAAATCTGCTTCCATATTAGTGGATAGCGGAGTTCTTTCAAAGTGAACAAAGCCGCGAGGCGCGTCTGTTTTGATGAAGAATGCATCAGGGTCAGTTAGGAAGTCGTTGACTGCATAACCTTCTGGTAACATTCCCATTGAACGCATTGCGTTTGTGTCATTGTCCGCAGTACCTACACGTAGGTTAGATACCATCAAACGTTCTGCAACGAATTGCAATTGACGTGGGATCATTAACTTCGTTCCACGTAAAGCAACCTTTAGACCACGTTCGTCAACAAAACCTGCGATGTTGATTAGAGCGTCTTCTAAAGAAGTTTCGTTCAAATCAGCAGCTACAGCAGGAGTGTTAGCTAGTGTTCCACCGTTTGTTAACGGGTGGTTAGTTGCACAAAGAGCAACGCCGTCACCGCCAGCAGAAGCACCACCTGTGAACGCATTGTTCAATACAGCGGCAGCTTTAACCTGCTTAGAGTGAGCCATTGATCTTGCAAGGGCGCGTGTGTAACGACTGCCTAAACGGTCGTACAAGTTGTCCTCGATTGCTTCCTCAGTGATTGAGAATGCAAGTGCAACGGTTTCGTGGTTGTAACGAGCAGTGAATGCTTCGTTAGCGTCGTCGAAGTTAATTGCAGAACCTTCTGACTTAGTAGGTGCCGCACCAAATCCAGCCAACATTACTTCTTCTTCAAACGCACGGTCTGAAGATTCAGTAGTGAAGATCTCTGAATGTTGGTTTTCGTACCGATTGTACTCCATGCCAAATAAGGCGTTGAGACCGGGTTCTAGCTCTTTCGCTAGTTGTGCGCGTGATATAGCCATCTGTTAGCCCCCTTATACGCCAGTCACAGAAACAGTACCCTGTGCAATACTTCCGTTTGGAGCATTGAAATGGTTGTTTAAGCGAACGATTAATGGAATACCAGCTACAGTGAAATCTGAATTATCAGGGTCTTCTTGAACACCCATGATTCTTAGAGATAACGATGCAGTGGCAGCGATTGTGTTTAGGTCAGCAGTTGCTGAAGAGATACCTGTAGTATCACTACCACTATTACCACCCGCAAGTGCAATGTTAGCAAATACTGCTGCGCGAATTTCCGCTTCAGTGTTTGCCGCAGCAACTACGTTAGATGTAGCAATTGTGAACGTCTGCATAGGATCGTCATAAACGAAAGCCTTAACAGGGTAGTTGGTATCAGCACCCGCACCTGGCCATGTGTTAGACCAGATAGTTGCGCCAGTTGTAGAAGAAACGTATTCACATCCCCAGAACACACCTACAATAGAGACAGTTCCACCAGCCGCAGCTTGTAGATCGTCAATTACACCAGCCGCAGTCGGTATTACCGGCTGACCTTGGTATAGTTTGTTTGTGTTACCTGGAGCTATGCGATATTCCGTTGCCCCGGTAGAATTGGCTCCTTGGCCAATTTTCCCAATGGGTCGTAGCCCAAAGGATCCGTTAGAATTTGCCATAATAGCACCTCAATAAAAGTTACTCGGAGTCTCTTCGTGAGCCTCCGAAGGATACACGACTTTGCCGATTGTTACTAATCGGCATTGAAGGATGTTGGTCCTTCATTAAATCCTGATCAACTGCTACCATTTGTTCGCGGGTCCGGTTCCCGTAATACGCGGATCGTTCTTGGGCGGTTTCTACAGGTATTCGACACAGCATCAATCCACCTTGTCCGATGATGCCCTCAAATCGACCTTCGTCAATAGTGGGAGCTTCATAGTCTGGATACTCGTCCTTACGAACAGGTTCCCATCCTTCGCGTAGCTTAGTGTTGACGTTCATCTTATCGTCTTCACCACGCATTGCGGTTCGAATCCAACGATGCACAAACCCCGCAGGGGCGTCTGGTGCAGCAAGGCGACTGGGCGGTGCCCATGGTTTACGGCGCGTTTCTGTTTCGCGTGTTACGCTTTCGCGTGATTTTCTGTCAGTCATTTGTCTTACTCCTTCACAAACTTCGCATATTCTTCAAGCGGAACGTTCAGTCGTTTCGCCATCGCAATTTGGGAGGGTGAGAGTTTCACCGACCTACGCCCCTGTTTTGTTGTACTGCGGGTAGCTGAAGCGCCAGCAGGTGCGACCTGTGCTCCGCCCGTTTTCTTCGCCTTCGGGAACTTCTGTGGAAACTCCGTTCGAATGCGTTTGTCAACTTCACTATAGTACTCATCGGTCGATGGGTCAAACCCTTCTTCTTCCACAAGCTTTTTATGTAGTCCAAACGCGGCATAAGTCATAACATCATCAGAACCAAACCATTCATTTTTATTTGCCCACTCTTCTGCTCGAGCATCTGGTTTAGCAACTGGTGCTTGTTGTTGTGCAACTGGTTGAGCTTGTTGTTCTGGTTCTTCAACCTCACGCTCAATACGTTGCTTGGCTAAACGAATACGATCTTGCTGAACAGCCATCTTAGATAATTGTTCTTGTGCAGAGAACATTGCGTCTGAATCTCCAGACTCATATGCTTCTCGGTATTGACGTTTAACAGAGTCAGTGTGTGCTTCTAAACGCGACTCTTCTGAGCTAACATAGCCTTTGTCTAAGTTCTTAACTTGAGACTTTAACTTGTTGTTTTCACTCAATAATTGTTGAGCCATTCGAACAGCTTCTTCACGATCTCTTTCTTCTTTCCGATACTTCTCGGTAAGTTTCTTAATTCGTTTCTGAACGTTGTTGCTATAACTCTCGAGTTCGTCGCCTTTATCTTCAGCGGGTTCTTCAGCAACAGTCTCGACTTTCGTCTCTGACTCCTGCTCTTCTGTTTCAGATTCAGCGTCTACTTCAATCTCAACGCCTTCCTCTTCTTCAATAATTTCTTGTACTTCTTCGTTCATGGTGCTCCCCTAAACTTGTTTAATATCATCAGGCTCAAGAATTGTAGCGATCACTTCGTCATCATTTATGATACGAACTTCTCCACCATCAATCTTAAATCTTGATCCAGAATAACGTCCAATACATACCCATTGACCTTCTTTGCACCAGGCATCAGAGCCTTTGCCGAACTTATTTGGGTCTTTATATGCTAATGGACCGATCTTCAAAACATATGCAACGACCGTGGCTACGGCCTCACGAGCTCGAATCTCGTCTGGGATGTGTAGACCGCCTTGCGTTTTAACAGCACCTTGATAAGGCATCACTAATATACGCCAACCTGTAGGTTGAGGTAGTCTTTCCAAAAGGGGTTTTTCTAATAGAGAAGGGTCTAACACCTTCTCGGTTGCGTCAACGTATGCGCTATTCACAGCGGATGAGTCGGCTTTAGCCTCCTCCCGTTCCTTGTTCATTTTCTGCGCGACGTGGTCAGGTACTAATAAAGTCTTCGTCATCGTCTACGGTTCTTTCCAGCAGGGATTTAAATTCCTCACGAGCGTAGGTCAGGCCCCGTACCTCTCCTACCATGAGTTTGTAATGCTCCCAGTCTTTGCAAGCATCACTAGCAAGAGCACTTGCAATATCTTGTTCGCGCTCTTGTAGTACCTTATACATATGTTTTGCAAAATCAACAACATCCATTAAAGAATATCTCTTTCTGAGCTCTGTGCAACCGATTTTATCGGACCGCCCTTTACCCAATCGTCACAGGTGTTGCTAGATTGACACATGAATTTATAAATTTGACAGTACCCTAGGTCGCCTGACTCATCATCAATGCAATCTAACATGTCTTCTGTCTGGTTGTATGCGCCACAATTGCCGCAAACTTCTGTTAATTTAAAGCCACCGTCTGCCGATGGATCACGATAAGACGCTTGTTCCTCTGCGGACATACGGTTTTCATCATTGATCTCAACATCCTGAGTAGCTGATGGGCAGCTAGGACCGTCATTGTCCCCGTCCATCTTATCTACCGGAATACCATCCGGCATAATGCTGATCATGATTGTAGGCATTAGTATGTTTTCCCACGGTTAGCGTTGTAGCGAACATCGCCGCCATGACCAAACGTTTGCGTCTCACCCGTATCATCGTCGGTGATAATCATTTTATCTTCAGCTTCCATGTTTTCTATTTCATCAATAGAATCTTGATCTAGACCTAAATACTTAGGTCGTAACTTAGGCTTTGGTGATTTCTTTGGTACGGGCATTTTACTCTCCTATATCATTTCTAAAGCTTGGTGTAACGTTTCTTTATTACGTCTTGTCCATCCACGCC